GGAGGAGGTTTAATGCAGCTCGTTGCCTATGGCGCCCAAGACGTTTACCTGACAGGTAAGCCCCAGATTACTTTCTGGTCCGTGACCTACCGTCGTCACACCAACTTCGCTATGGAGTCCATCGAACAGACCTTCAACGGTCAGGCCGATTTCGGTCGTCGTGTAACTTGCACTATCTCCCGCAACGGAGATCTTGCCTACCGCACATACCTGCAGGTTACTCTGCCCGAGATCAACCAGCAGATGAAGAACAGCTCCGGTGCCGTATACGCCCGCTGGCTGGACTTCCCTGGTGAGCAGCTTGTCTCCCAGGTAGAGGTAGAGATTGGTGGTCAGCGTATCGACCGTCAGTATGGTGACTGGATGCACATCTGGAACCAGCTGACCCTGACCAAGGACCAGGAGCGTGGTTACTACAAGATGGTTGGTAACACCACCCAGCTGACCTACATCACTGATCCTTCATTCTCTGACATCGATGGTCCTTGCGACTCCAACGCCCCTCGTCAGGTATGCGCACCCCGTAACGCTCTGCCCGAGACTACCCTGTACGTCCCTCTGCAGTTCTGGTTCTGCCGCAACCCCGGTCTGGCTCTGCCTCTGATCGCCCTGCAGTACCACGAGGTAAAGATCAACCTTGACCTGCGCCCCATTGATGAGTGCCTGTGGGCAGTATCATCCCTGAACGCCACCGCCGGAACCAGCTCCCTCAAGGTCACCAACGCCTACAACCAGTCTCTGGTCGCAGCTTCTCTGTACGTAGACTACGTATTCCTTGACACTGATGAGCGTCGCAAGATGGCACAGAACCCCCATGAGTACCTGATCGAGCAGCTTCAGTTCACTGGTGATGAGTCCGTAGGTTCATCATCCAACAAGATCAAGCTGAACTTCAACCACCCCTGCAAGGAGCTTGTATGGGTAGTCCAGAAGGATGACTGCGTAGATTACTGCTCATCTCTGGAGGGTGGTTCTCACCTGTTCAACGTCCTTGGTGCCCAGCCTTTCAACTACTCCGACGCAGTTGATGCTCTGCCCAACGCCATCCACGCCTTCGGTGGTCCCAACGGAGTTGCCGAGAACAGCCAGGCATTCATCGATGCCCAGGGTGTCTTCCACGATGCCGGTGCTTCCGACCTCGCCACCAACGCCTTCTGGAACGGTAGTAACAGCAACCCAGCCAACCCATACGACCAGCCCAACCTTGGTTTCTCAGGTATCCTGAACTCAGGTGTATCTGATGCCGGTACATTCGTACTCGCCGAGTCCGCCCTTGACATGCACTGCTGGGGTGAGAACCCAGTTGTAACCGCCAAGCTCCAGCTGAACGGTCAGGACCGGTTCTCCGAGCGTGAGGGTACCTACTTCGACCTGGTACAGCCATACCAGCACCACACCCGTGCCCCCGACACAGGTATCAATGTATACTCATTCGCCCTGCGTCCCGAGGAGCACCAGCCATCCGGCTCATGCAACTTCTCTCGCATCGACAACGCCACCCTGATGCTTGTACTCTCCAACGCCACCGTTGAGGGAACCAAGACCGCCAAGGTACGCGTATACGCCACCAACTACAACGTACTCAGAGTTATGTCCGGAATGGGTGGTTTAGCATATTCAAACTAGATTGTTTGTTATGTTTATCCCAAAACATACTTTGTATTTTTATATTAATTGGTAAAAATTGATTTAAAGACTCATCATATAAATATTTATATAATGAGTAGCATTATGAACAATAAACTTTCGCTTCCATTTGACGATGAAGGTAATCAATATGCGATGATTACAGGAACATATACACTTAAATTGGATTTGAACGACCTACCTTTATTCTATAATTACGGTTTTGAATTAGGACAATTTGATAATCCTCCTATTTCCAAAATATGTAGAAATACATATTTATGTGATTTACTATATGGTGTAAATTATAATGACCCACTTACAACCCTTGTTCATAAAGATGGTGATAAATATAATTATAGACGTAATAACTGTTGTTTAATGAATTCATTTGAGGAACAACTAAAAAAGAAATACAATATTATTAAACATATACCAGGTCATCGACCTACAATGGGAAAGGACGCAAAAATTACAAAGAACCATATTTGGGTTACAGATGATAATATGTATATTATACATTGTGAACCAGATGAAGCTGTTATAATTGATAAAGCTGGTTATGACAAAATTATATTATTCGAAAATATGAATGGTATAAAACTCACTTGGTTTATTACATTTAATGGATATGTAGGAACTAAATTACCTAGTGGAATTAAATTTTGTGGAGTTACTGGTCAAATTACACTTCATCAATTCTTGATGAATTTTGTAGGAAAAGGAAAAGGAACTGCTAATCTTAGTATTGACCATATAAATCGTGATAAACTGGATAATCGCATGTCAAATTTACGTATAGTTGATTGTAAAACTCAACATTCAAATGCGAAGGGTATTATTCCCGGAACTAAACGTTCGCGTAAACAAAATGCTCAAACACTTCCAGAAGGTATTACAGAAGACATGATGCCAAAATATGTAGTATATTATTCTGAAATATACAATAAAGAAACAGGTGCAACACGTGAGTTTTTCCGTGTAGAAAAACATCCTAACCAGACAAAAGATATATCAACATCAAAGTCTAACAAAATTAATATATTACAGAAATTAGAAGAAGCTAAACAAATTATTTATAAACTGGAAAATAATGAAGGAAATGATACATTATCATTAAAATCTAATGAAATAGAACCAGGATTTTCTCTTCCAAAATACTTTTGTCGTGCGTTACAACACGGTAAAAATGCTCTTAGTTTTGATAGAAAGTTAACTGATGGTAGAAGAATTAATATTAAAATTACAATGAAAGATGGTGAAACCTACAAAAATGCTGTAGAACGTTTGACAATGAATATTAAACAAAAATATAATGAG